ATTCCATGAACAACCTTCAATTTCAGAACCTTCATCCAACCTTGATATTTTACCATTTATTGCCAAATTATAGAATCCTGATTTTTCAGATAAATCCATATTATGTTGAGGCAAATCATGGTTTCCATATACTGCATAAACCTCTTTAGGCATGTATATAGAGGCTTTTGATAATAGTTCTGGGCTTGGCTTCCAGTGATGGAATAAATCCCCACTACATATTACAGGGCATCCGTATTCCTTCTGCAAATTGGAAATAAACCTCATGGCATCCCATTGTTCTTTTTGAAAATCCCCGGTATGACATATTGGGGTATCTTCACGCAGATGCCAATCAGCGGAAAGGATAAGATCAGGAGTGGGGTATTTACGAATCATTTCGATTAACATTTACGGTTTTACGCCAAGCATCATTTTCTTTTTGATTCTCAGTTCTTAATATAGTTTCATTATCAGCAATGTAGTTTTTAATAGCTCCAAAACACTTTCCAGAATCAAAAAGCTTTAGGAGATACCAAGCGGGAACATTAGCCATCATGACTTGTTTATCATGATATATCCCAAACGGCATGATATCAGTATCCTGCAAAGTACTTTCCCCTTTTTTCATTACTTCTGAAATATTGGGGTTTATTGGAAATTTAGTCCTTTTCATTTTCAGGAAAGTAAAAAACTAAGGATCCATACAAAAATCGCTACTAACAAAACAAAAGCCATTATAAAAGCTATGAAAATAAACAAAATTTTTAAATCTTGATTCATGATTTTGGTTTTAAAAGGGTTTCACATAATGGGCAACGTTCTGGCATTTCTTTTTCAAAAGTCTTTTCCATATCCGCAAGTTCTTTTTCAAGCATAATGAGTTTTTTGATAGTGTTTTTTATATTATACAAAAACTTTTCAAATTCCTCAATTATTGTTTTGTTTTTCTGTTCTTCCTCTATCAATTCAATCACTTTATTTACCGAAGCTTCAGCCAACAGTATTTTGCTTTTTAACCGGATATCGGATTCACAAGCATTAATCTCAAACAATAAATCGGTAAAGCTTTCAATTTCCTTTTTCCTACCCTCAAAAGTAGTTATCCATTGTAAAACAATATCAACTTCTTCCTCAGCTGTTATCTTTTCTTTCAATAACTCCAGTTTACTTTCAATTTCACGTAAGGTATTTATTGAGGTTTCCAGCTTACTGATTTTTGATGAATTGGTGTTTCTTTCCTCCTCTAAACCCTCAATCACCTCAAGTTCAATCTCAAGCTTTTCCAAGTACTCAAATTCATTTAATTCCTGTGTTTTTACATCCAATTGTTTCTTATTGTACTTTATATCAGCCTCAATAGAATTAATGGTTTTTTCGATGTTGTTTCTGGCTTTATCCAGTATCTCCAAGTTAGCTATCCGATTAAAGAACACGGCAGCCTCCCCCGGGCTTTTACTAAACAGGAAATGGGGGTCAGCTTGGAATTGAGTGTTTATTGGATCAAGATTCAGGGCTTGGCGTATTTCCTCAGGTACTTTGGTGCCGAAAGCTTTAAAAGGGGTTTCAATACCAGATAAGGTGTATTGATCCCTTTTGTATTTAGCCCTTTCAATTTCAGCAGTATCTGTAACAATATTAACAACCGTCTCCCCTCCCCATGTGGAATGGATACTGTCTCCAAGAGGCCTGTTTTCAGCAGCCCAATTGAAAGCCCGGATTATTGCTGATTTACCGGCATCGGAAGCCCCTATAATCACATTCACTCCTTCCCTAAATTCAAGGTGACTTTCTTTGTGACTATGAAGATTTTTGATATCAAGACTTTTGATCATGGTATGTTTATTTTAACAAATCGTCAAATTGGGTTTGTAAAGAAAGTATTCTTTTTTCAATATTCTGAACATAAGCTGGTGGGGGTATTTCCGGGGTATTTTTCAAAATATACTTCAGTAAAGATTCCAAATCATTTAGGGCTTTTTCTTTAGCTACTAAAATTTTGACTTTATTTTTAATTTCAGTTGTTTTCATAATTTCCACATATTAAATAAATAGCAACACTTCTATGAACTACATTCTTAACAGGGGGTTCAACACAACCAAATTCAAAGTGGTTTGGCTGGATTTCCCGGGCATAAAAGCCTTTACCTGTAGTTATATACATAACCCGGATAAGCTTGCGTAAATGATTGCAAATGTAACGGCTATCCATTGTTATTTATATTCTGATTTAGCAAGTTCCAAAAGCCACAAAGCATCTGCCTCATTGTCGTCATTTCCGGGATACCCCAATCTCAATTTAGCAGCGGATATCATGGCAGGTTTCCCGGCATTTCCTTTCCCGGTGGCATGTTTTTTCATTTCCATAGAAGAGTATGCCCTGTAGTTGATTCCAAGGTCTTCACAAACTACTTTGATTTGTCCTTGTAATTCAGACTGAACAATGATAGCCCCTTTGAATTGTCCTCCCGGTCTTTCAAATACTACCAAGTTTATTCCCTCAGCCTTTATCAATTCAATCATTTTAGATCGCATACGGATTAATCGCATACCAGCACTTTCATCCCTTTTAGCAGTCAGGTTCCATACCCCATAAACAGTCCTGCTTACAGCCCATCCACAATGGGAAGCCGGGTCAATAGCCAGTATTTTTGTTGTTTTATGTCTTTGTTCTGCGGCATATTCCATTTCCCAGATATTGGATGGGCTTTTACCATATCCGGTAATAACACTTGTACGATGTTTCGTGGTTCTTTCCATTGGTTATTTCTTTCTGTTTCTGTTAAAAATAGATAATGGTTTTGGGATAAGTTGTAAATCAATACTTGATAAATCATCCTGCATCCCACGATCCATCCAAGTATGCGAGGTTGAGCAATTATGAAAGGCTAAAAATTGATTCACTGTGGAAAGAATCAGGGAAAAGTTCTGATGATAAATATCAACACAGCTATTGTACTCAGGGCTTTTTCTCATAGCCTCCTCAATCTTTACGAAGCAGTTATTGGCATAAACCTCTACCCATTTTAACAATGTTTTGTTTGGAATAACTGGAGGGTTTAGTGTCATTTGGGTTTCTATACTTTCCTTGACTTGTTCAATCAAAGACAGTGTTGTTTTTGGTTTAATTGTGCGTATCATAAGGTAATAGGATTAAAAAGTTTTTGCCATCGGTTGTTATCCCGGAAGCGGTACATGATTGTGATAGTGTTTTTTAATTTGAGATAAATAAAATCACCGGGGTAAAACCTTAAAAAATGATCTTTCAAAATCTCCTCAGCTGTTTCCCATGGGCCATATCGCATTTGAGGAAGGTTATGGGCTTGCTTGTAGCCTACCCACCATAAACCTTTTTGGGGCTTGGAACGTTCCATATCATCAAAATTTAAAACGTATTCCAAAATGATTTCTGTTACCGAAAATAGCTGTTTTGATCCTTTTCTTGGTATTTTCAGGTGTTAAGTGGATAACTACACCCCCAACAATAAATCCCCCACTAATATAAGCTAAAGTGGTGTTAAATTTATCATCATGGGTTATTATCCCGGAAGCTGCTGCGGCAAGCAGCACAAATCCAATTCTGGTAGTATTTTCCCCAAAACTTGCGGCAGGTCTGAAAGAATGTTTTTCTTTCCAGTATGGCTTGTTATAGTTAGAAGCCCCACTTGAAAAAGCAGGGCTTATAAACAAGGCTATGAAGATGAGAAAAAATAAATGTTTCATTAGAATATCCAGTTGTATTCGGTACGGTCAATTTCAAGGGCGTCCAATATATCCAGCATGCCAATCATTTTTGATCTTTCGTGCTGGTAGGTTCTGCTTTCGGTCAGGCTTTTATTGAATCTCAATAAGTTTTCCCTTGTTTTGTAAAGGTAAGAAGCTTGTAAAGCCACGGTATTAATTACTTTTTGAATTTTTGGTTCCATGATTTGTAGTGTTTTAATGTTGTAAACTTTAACAACACTACAAAGATAGGAAATGTTTTGATAACTTCTATGCTTTTTTAAAAAAACTTTAAAAATATTTTTTACCGTTGTTTTTGTTTTCTTTGCTGCTCAAATTTACTTTCAATCGTTTCCCACAAATCAATCACTTCGTCCCTCAATTCCTGCTCCCTTTCGGATACTTCAATTAACCGTACCGATTTATCAAGGCTAATATTCAATGGCTGTCCTCCTATGGTGTAGACAGAACTGTTGCTGAAATCCTTTATATACTGAAGATTTGCCCTCACATCATCAATTCCATAATCATAATAAATAATAACAGGGGCAGTATGGTGGGGCTTCCATATAGAGCTTTTTACCACTTCAATTTCAACCTCTATACCCACAACCCTTTTAACTTCTTTGCCGGATACCTTAACAATTTTTGTAATTTTTTTGTAATTTGAAAAACGAAGTATCAGGCTGGAATAAAATTCAATGGCTTTTCCCCCGGGGTTGATATCCTTGCGTTCAAACTTTTGAGCATCGGCTTTTTCCCGGATTTGATTGGTACAAAACAGAAGGATATTGTTATTGGTAACTATTCGGGCACCTTTGCGTAAATGTTCTGAAAATTCTTTAGCCCTTCGCATCCCCATCTTATCTCCATCATCATTATCCATTTCAATGTCAGTAGATAAAGCAGCCAAGGAGTCAATAATATAACCATTGATTTTTTTCGGGTCGACTTTCCATTTGTATAATGGTTGAAAAGCTTCTGGGATGGTATTAGGTTTTTCATAGTTAATCTTATCATAATCCAGATCAAACAGTTCACTGAATTTACGATCCAATCTGGCTTCTGAGTCTTTATAATTAACAGCACCCCCTTGTCTTTGCACATATCCCGCAACCTCACAGGCAAGCACAGTTTTACCACTTCCTGATGGGCCATAAGCCACTACCATAGTACCTCCAATAAAACCCCCACCCCTTTTCCTTCCTCCACTTATAGCTAAATTCAAGAGGGTTGAACCGGAACTTATCATCACCTCAGTATTACCTTCATATTCAGCTTTTCCTTTTTCCTCTTTACTTTTGGTGGAGTTTCTTTTCATTTGGGTGCTTAGGGCTTGTGGTTTATTCCTTTCCATAAAATCTGTCTATTATTAGTTTGATTGAATCCTGTTCAAAGCCTTTAAGGTTCAATTCTAATGATAAAAGTTCAACAAACCGTTCCTTGGTTAGTTCAGGATTTATTTGCTTTTTACTCTTATATGAATTGTGTATACGGCAAATCAATTTATCCATTAAAACTTTGGTTGATAACCCGGTAGATTCAGAATTGAAAGTTGATTGAAGAACTTCTTTAATGAAAGTATTTTTTGTTGTCCCATTTGCTGTAATATACAACAGGACTTTAAAATAGAGCTCATTGGGGATATTCGCCCCAATGAAACTCTGATTTTTCAGCCCGGGCTTATTCCTTGTTTTGAGGATAAGATCAGCCATAAATGTTTACTTTTTACCTTTGTTTAATTTTGCAAGTCTTTCCTTTTCGTCAATACAGCTGTCCCAAATATCACATTTGTCGCATTCTTTATGATCCTCAGTTCCTATACCCCAACCATGTTTGAAAGGGCATTTATCTTTTCCGGTTGTTTTCGGGGCTTCTGGTTTTTTAGCAGGGGTTTTCTTTGGGGGTTCAGGTTCATCCTCTTCTTCCTCTTCTTCCTCCTCAGGTTCCAACAATTCCAACATGGCTGCTTTTAATCCTGATACCTTAACAAAAGCCCCTAATTTTTTCAAGGTCTTTTTATCATTCAACGGCTCATTATTTTCAGCAATCTCCATCAATTCAGAAACCTTCTTGGCAGCATTGATTTGATCCACCAAGCTTTCTTCTTCCTCTTCCGGTTCTTCTTCTTCCTCCTCTTCAGGCTCAATGATTTCCATCATAGCAGCTTTCAATTCAGATACCTTTTTAATTGTAGCAAAACTTTTCAGGGATTTTTTGAACTCCTTGTTATTGGTAGCAATAGTGAGAAGTGCCCCAAGACTTTTACAAGCATCAATCTGATCTGCCAATGTTTCTTCATCCTCTTCTTCCTCCTCAGGTTCTGGATCAGGTTCAGCTATCTTTTTTTGACGATTCAAGGCTGGTTTTTCCTCTTTCTTTCCTTTCGGGGCTTCTTCCTCTTCTTCCTCCTCTTCAGTGGCTACATCAAAGAATTTAGCACTCATTTCATCGTAAGACATTTTGACAAGAAGTGAATCCAAATCTGGTACACTTTCCAGTATTGATTCATCATAAGCTTCATCCCGTTCCACAAAATCAATCCTACTGGCTTTAGCATACGGCTTGCTTTTACCTCCCATAGAGGCAGCGGCAAAACGTACTTTCAGGGTCAGCCCTTCTTCCAAGTCAGGAAAGATTTCAAACTCTTCATGCTCATCAATTTCCTCCATTAAGGATTCTTGGAAGTTGTAGTGACTGATATCAAACACATGAACCTCTTCTTCATGCTTTTTATCCCCCTTGGGAACAATGGCGAACATTTCCCGGTCTTTTGCCCATAGGTCTTTTGTTTCCTCTTTTTCAGCTCCTTCTTTCCAGCGTTTGGTAGCATATTCGCAGATGGGACACTTTTCCCCAAAGGAGGTAAGACATACCACGGTGTCGTTATCTGGGCCAACATTGCGGTGAACTTTGAAAGGTCTTTTGTACCACAGTGAACCTTTTTCGGCTCTTCCGGTTTCCTTTTTCAAGTCAGGATGTTTAGCAGTAGCGACTTTGTAGGGGATGATATCAAAGGTTGCAGTGATACCTTTTCCAACTTCAGAAGCCACTTCTGGGCTCCAAATTTTTACTCCTTTGGGCAGTTTCAGGTATCCATAGGAACGTTCATTTGAGCGTTTGTTATCCCTTACGTTGTCCACAACCTGACCTGCAAAAATGCTTTTTTTCTTTTCTTTCTTTGCCATAATAATGAGTATTTAATTAAACAAAAGTAATTTTATTGTAAAAATTTATTGATTTATAACTACTTGATTTATACCCAATAACATTATCTTTTTCAATTGATATACTTATACCACTTTCAACATAAATGCTTTAAATCGAATAAAAACAACATTAAATACAATGATGGTTATTTCCTTGTTAATCGTTTTGCTATACGATCATCCATCATTTTTTGCTTTTCCTCCCTTTCCCATTTCAAATCCCGGGGGATAGAAGGGCCAGCAAAATAGTTGGATTGATATAATTTAACCAAGTTTTCAAGAGCTGATTTTCTTTGTTCAAAAGCACGTACAGCTCCCTGAGCCATATCATATTCATACTTGGCTTCAAGAAATTTGGTATATGCTTTCTGATAGTCTGGATGAACTAATATAGCAGCTTTTACTGAGTCGACTGTTATCTTTCCCTCCACAAGAAACTTATCAGGGTTTTTTCTTATTTTGTGATCAACCTCTGCATTGGCAATATCCAAATCCTGTTTTGCCTGATCTAAAGCTCTATTCATGTCAGTCGAATGCCGGGTATAACGCATCATTTTTGACGGTTGTTCAAGCCACTCTATATCCAAGGCCTGATCATTAATTTGTATGTCTTTTTCGTAATTCATTGTTTTTTATTTTTTACCTTTTTTAAAATCTCATCTTTTTAATCGCTGCAGTCTTCCCATAAAGGACATTTACCACATTCTTTATATTCATCACAATCTTTTCCAAATACATGTCCATGTGGGCATTTATCTTTTTTAGCAGGTAATGGGGTTTCTTCTTTTACTTTCTTTACATTGAAAGGATCAGGGATAATGTTTTCAACTTCCTCAGGTTCTTCCGTAATGTTTTCAAAAGTTTTCAATGAAATTTCATAACTGGTATCAGACAAATTTTCCAAAAGTACATCAAGGGAATTAACCACGCCAATTAATTGAATTTGGATAGCTTTATTTGCTATTTTCTGGTGGTTTAAATAAATAGCAGGAATAAATCGGTATTCATAAATTGGGCCTACTGAATTGCGGGTGAATTGAAATTTATCAATTCTACATTTTAGTTTTTCACTTAACTTGAAAATCTTTATTCCAAGTTCCAATGTTTCTTTTTTCATGATATTATGATTTAATTACTGTGTATGCAGCCAAAACAATTTGAGGAAACCCGCTGTTGTAAGTAGGTTCCATGAATGATTCTAATATCAGACCAGCTTTTGGATCATCTGCTTTCAGGAGTACTGATACAGCATATCCCATCACTTGCCTTCTTATTCCTTCCGGGTCTTGGTCTTTTATACCGGATAATATTGAGGCAATTTCTTTCCAACCCGTTCCCTTTTTCATCAAGGCTCTACAAAGATCAATACTTTGGGATTGTTCTAGCAACCCCTGTTTAGCCATTTTCAATCGTTTTACGGCAGGAACTTGTAAAACCTGATCTAATATAGTCAGAGCGTTGCGTGGGTGTCCCAAACTGTCTTGAATAATGATGGCATAAACCTCTTGTTCCAGCGTTTCTTTTTCCTCCGTTACGATCTGTTTCAAAAGCCTTAACAATACTTTTTCAGACAAAGGCTTAACTTGGAACTGAGAACACCTTCCCCGGATAGTTGGAATCAACTTACTTGGGTCAGTTGTACAAAGGATAAAATAAACGTGTTTGGGGGTATCCTCCAACCTCTTTAAAAAGGCATTTTGAGCATCATTAGTCATCTTATGACACTCATCAATAACAAATACCCGGCAGGAGCTTTCCAACGGCTTATACATACATTGTTTACCAATTTCACGAATGGTATCTATACCCCTAAAATCAGCTGAATCAATTTCCTTATAATCTGAACCAAAACAACCTAATTCAGCGGCAATAATGCGGGCAAGGGTTGTCTTGCCGCAGCCTGTTGGCCCAGAAAGGAGGAAGGAGTGGGGGCAGGATTCTTTATTTAGAAGCATGTTTTTCAAAGCTTCCACAACATCCTCATTACCTTTCACCCCAATTAAATCGGTGGGGCGATGTTTGATGTATAGTGTCATTTTATCTGTTTTATATATTATACAATAAATTTTTATATTTTACACTTTTCCTTGGTTGCCCAAGATTGGTCTATACCTGAGATGGAAGCATCCACTTCCATGGGTAAAATTATCCAATCAAAGTGTTTTTGAAGGGCTGTACAGGTAACGTATTTCACTACTTCAAGGATATGAGATAATTCATCAGGATGTACATCAAGTATCAAACTATCATGGATTTGCCCCACCACTTTGGTATCCCTTTGTTCTTGTTCAAGAATATCAGTCACCTCAATCAAAGACCACAACAGGCACATAAAACCCCCATTCTGCCCCGGGTAGTTACAAACCTGTTTCTTGTTCATAACCCCACTACACCGGAAGCCTGTGGGTAGGTCAATGAATCCGTTCTTTTGGTACTTCCTGAACCAAGTATCCTTCCATTTACCATACACCATAAAACGTTCATGCCAGAACTCATTTTCAATATTTTCAATATGCTTTGTGAAGGAGGAAAATGATGTTATTCCTTGGCTGATTAAATGGTTTGATAAAAATGTTTTCTCAAAAGCTATCCCCTGCCCCATTGACCATTTAGTTTGGGGGAGCTTTCCCCAGCGTGTAGCAAGGTTTTCAGAACAGCTTTTGAAATAATCCCCATAAAACTCAGGAAATACAAACCCATTCTTTGCTGCTGAACGTAGGGTATTATGAGTTGGTGTATTTTTATCAAAATTAGGTACTTTGAAAATCTGTTTAGCCATATCCCCGTGCATATCTCCGTGAAGGATGTCATGTATCAATACCGGGTCTTTATTTATACAGGCATTCACAGCAACCTCTATACCCTTGAAATCCACTTCCAACAATTGATGCCCTAAACGTGGAAAGATAGCATCTTTAACCATCCTCATTGACTCCTCATCTCGGGCAGGAAGGTTTTGGAAATTCGGGTTATTTGATGAATTGTGTACACAAATTTCATTAGCAAAGAAATTATGGTATTTTTCTACTTCAATATCATAAACATCTACCTTTTTGTTTACCCATTCAATCTTTGTGATTTGGTGATTTCCGGGTTTAAATGCACCAAATTGATTTCCCCATTTACGCTTTTCATCAATCCCATAAATCGAATATAATTCTAACAAACGATAATGATTATGCCCTAATAATTTAGAAACCTCAGAACGACCTAAAATAGATATTTTTTCTAAATTAGATTTCCAAATATATTCCCCATGTTTATCAAAACGCAATCGAACTTTAAAAGGGTCTATTCCATTTATTTCTAAATACTTTTTAATTGTACCAAAATCAAAATTAATCCCTTTTAACTTTCCTGAATTTTGTGCCAATAATCGGTAACATTGAAATTTTGTCAAGTTCATACTCAAAGGATTTTCAGCTCCTGAAGTATAGGTAATCAAATGTCGATTTTCTTTCAACGTCTTAATCCTATTTTGTTTTATTTCATCAGATACTTTTAAAGAATGGAGATATGAATGACGTTTTAAAGTCATTTTTCTTAAATTAGATGGTGTATGATTGAAATGATCCTCATCCTTATGATGAACAACTTCCGCAGGCTTTAAATCCCCAATTAACTGGGAATAGACCAAACGATGTTCAAGAACACCTTTACCCCCTTTTACATGACCGGTAAAATTTAAATTAACATCAACCCGTTTACAAGACAAAGTTCTTATTTTTCCAAGTCTTTTACTTTCTTCAGGCTTTCTAAAATCCCCAACTAAATTCTGGGCTTCAACGTATTCCCCATTAATTACGCGTATAAGATGCTCAGGGGTAACGTCCAAAAATCCTTTTCCTCCCCCACCTTTCGCTGAATAATGAATCCTGATAACTTCTTTATGTCCGGTTTTTCCAGACCAAAGTACTTTTTGAATAGCAGGGTTTAAATTATCATCAAAACAATAAACAAAATCCCCTTCCTTGATCTTTTCAATAGGAACTCCATTCGGATACCTGTAAAAATCTCTAACAGCCAATATTTTCGTTCCTTTAGCAATACATGAACGGTATGTTACCGTTGTATTCAGGTTATAGAAAGGATGAATCTGTCCATTGATTTGCTCCCTCAGAAAACCATCCAAATAAGTATCCCGGATTTTCTTCAGTTTCTTTACTTCTAATATGGCATTCAGTTCCGGTAAATTCAAAAGTCCCAAGGCTTCTTCATCCGTTGAACCTTTACCAGTTTTTGTTAGTTTCTGTGGCTTTAGTCCCAAAGTGGTGTAAAGATACTTTCCAAGCTGATCCCCTGACCCGGGGTTGATTTTAGTGGTACTCTGACGCTGCCATTTCTTGTAAAAAGTACTATTTTCAAATTGACTTTCCAGCCGGGATATTTTGCGTGTTAGGTGGGATTTTTTGTTTTCCAAATATTCAACATCAATCCGAAATCCCTGCCTTTCCGCCTTTGCCAGTGCTAATATACCTTGATGCATAAGGTCATAAGCTTCACTTGTCTTTGGGTTTATTTCCATACCCCTTGATCATTAATAGATTCTTTGTACTCTGGTGTCCACGTATCTGGTTTCAAATCTTTATGAGTTTCAACCCATTCACGCAGATAAGCCCCCATGCTTTTAAACCATTCTTTTTGATTTACCGTTGTTAATTTCATTGAAGCATTTTTACCTTCTTTGTCGGCAGCTTTAGCCATGTATTCATTCACTTCCCCTGTCAAATTAACTCTAAATAAATACAACCACATTGGTTCAATACAGATAGCTAATTTATCAGCCACGCAAAGTTTTGAATATTGTGCTTTATCTTTTTTGGCATAAAATCTTGAATGGTATTTTGAAAATTCAGCCCATTTCCATGAGTATTTTTCTACATATACCCATTCATAACAAGCCATCCATATTTGGCCGTGAGTTAATTTATAGAATTCTCCACGTAACGTTCCAATATGGAAATCAAATAACCAACCCATAATATTCGCTCCAAGTTCAACATGTGTTTCTCCTTCGGGGCCGTCCATATTAGGTTTTCCCCAATATCCAAGATCGTGTACAAAAAATGCAATCCAATATTGAATATTATTTGGAAAACCGTACAACTTCCACCAAGCTACCATTACAAAGATTGGATGGATAAAAAAGCAATGAGCTCCGTATAACACTGATTTAGTTCCTATTTTCATAATTTAAAAAGGTAAATAATTCATAATAGATTGTTGTTTCATAGCCAGCCTGAATTCATAGATACTATCCAGACCGCAATAAGTTAGCAATTTATGTTCCCCTCCCGGAAACTTCAAAAGCTCCTCAATCCGATTAATTGAATTTGCATTTTTATCATCTTTGGCTTTCAGGTAGGGGCTGACCTCAGTGCTGTAATCAGATACCCCAAAATTCACATAAGTCTGAAATTTCAATCCTGTTATCCCCTCCCTGTTATCTAACACATGGGCAGCTTGCATACTATCCCACCACCAATGATTTATAGGAAACTTTAAAGCTACATTTGTCCAAGTATCCTCAAATTTCATATTGTGGGCCATCTTCAATATGGCATTGGATTGTAGAAGCCTTTTGAACGGTTGTTTTCCTGATCTGCTTTCCGGCATTCTACCTACCCAAACATGATCTTCACTATCAGCCACTGAAACACAAATAATACGATGCCCTTCAGCGTGAGGTTTCAATCCTGTAGTTTCATAATCAAAAGCAATAGTACCATGAACGATATCATCAAACATGCTAAAATCGTCAACAATATCAATAACCGGGTCAACGTGGTTAGGGAACTCTTCATTCAACTTTTCTTTTACCTGTGATAAATCCTGAATCCAGATAGTTTCAATTTCAGGTTTTTTGGGATTCAGGAAGTTGGGATCAAAGACCGGGATCAACCATGCTTTGTACTCTTGATCAGGGATACAGAAACCACGCCACTTTTCCATGGATTCTGCCCCTTCCTTCCATCTATGACCTATAACACTAAGTAAAGCAGATTCACCAAATAGTACGATGATTCGTGGCTTGTATTGCTTAATATAGGCTAAAATAGATTTGCGGCAGGTTTCTACCTCATTTGGGGTTGGTTCCCTGCGTTCCCCTTCTTGGGTAGAGCAAAAACAATTTACAGCATTCAGGTTGATGCAGTCCTCAAATAAGTCTATACCCATCCTGTGGTAAGCTGTCTTTATTGTTTTTCCATCCCTACCATGGAAAGGTTTTCCGCAGGAGTCATCCACCTCCTCAGGACAAGCCCCAATATTCATGATTCCTTTTTTGAAATTTCCGAAAGGTTTCATCTTGGGGTTTTTGCTTGTCCGGTAAATTCCACAGCTTATACATGTGCGGGGTCTACCATCCGGTCTGCTGACACTTTCAGTTTCCTTCTTTGTGAAAAAACCTTCGTTCATATTAAGCTCTTGTTTGGTGTTTTGTAATTGGTAACTAAAATTTCAGTTCTGCGATTGTTGATGTTTCTACGTTCACCGATAATGATAACATTCAGCCCCCGGTCTTTGGCTTGATTCAATATAAAAGGATTATCAAATTCACTCATAGCCCATTTACATTTTTTAGCTTCAAGGCTATCAAATAAATCCAAGCTGTCTTGTTCAGTGAATCCAGTGTAATTAGCATTCGTTGTAATATAAGGAGGGTCAGCATAAATGAAGGTTGAACATTCTTCAATCGCAATTATTCTCAAAAAGTCACGAAAATCATGATTAAAGAAATGGGTATTTTTAATATGGGATTGAATATGTTTTAAATCAACTAAATATAAGCTTTTGTGATTACTATTTACAGAACTGTTCAACGTTCCCATTTTCCCAAATAAAGTATAATTTGACAAGAAAACAAAACGTACAGCTTTCATTATTGGTTCTATTTCTTTGTTTTCCTTCCAATGCCTCAGCAAATCTTCATTAATAGGGGTATCTTCAAATTGTTGTTTAAATTCCTCTAAATGATTTTGAATAACTTGAAACAGGTTAAAGACTTCTGAATCGTTATCATTAACGCAATTATACTTGACTAAAGGTTTATTAAAAAACATACCCCCAGCTCCAAAGAAGGGCTCAACATAAGAAGTATGAGATGGGAAATAAACCCTGATTTTAGCATTAATCCCATCCTTTGTTCCTTGTCTTCGTAACATTATTTCAAAGCTGTTATACAAACCCAATCAGAACCTTCAAATTTCAAACGATCTGAACCGATAATACATTCCAGCGTTTGTTTCAGGATACCTTTTAGGAGGTAAGGGCTAATGGAAAATTCTGATTCTGCCCCATCAAACTTAATAATAGCAGATTCTTCAAATTTACCATAATCACTTTGACTTTTTACAGTGATTTTCTTTTTAGTCAAAATAACATTCAGTACCTCTAATGAAGCACTTTCCCGGACAGCAAATACCCACGCACGTTCCAATATCTCAGGCATCACGGTTGGTAATGTAACTTTATCCCCTTTAACCGAAAGAATGTGGGAAATCGCAGGATAAGTGTCTTCAAATGTACGGCAACTGATTGTAGTTCCTTCACTATTCTTGAAATGAACCCAACTTTCAGTCACACTGATCCGATTGGGATTCATGGTACAAACTTTCATAGCTGCAGGTGCAGGGATAAGAAAGCTTTCAACCGGAAGTTTTGAACTCAAAGTACCTTCAATGATCTTAAATCCATCAGAAGCCTGTACAACGTTATCCATAACATTTACACAGGTCAATACAGGTCTATCCATACCACTGGGGCAAGCCCCGGCAGCCAGATGTAATAAGGTTATGAGATTGTCTGGTATCTTTTTGAATTTACCCATATCAGAAACCTCCTCCAAAGGCAGGGATACTTCATGTTGAAGGGCAATACTGGCTGTCATTTTACCTGACTTAATCACCACTTCACTTTCGTTAACTGATAAATCAATATCTTCAGCCTTGATCTTACTGATGATTGAATACAATACATCGGCTTTTACAGCCCCTTCAATCTCCAATCCTTCAACCGGATGGGATACACTGATTTCATCGTTATACGTTACGACACGACCTGCAATGAAAGCAAAATGATTGGTTTGTTCAATCTGCTGTTCTTTGTTACTCAGCCCCGGTTTGGCTATCTCAAGAGCTTTTTGTAAATCTGCTTTTTTCATGATTATTATTGTTTTATAAATACGTGAAAAACTAAAGAAGGTAGTTGATATGTTCCTACATACAACAGTTCAGCCCCGTCTCTAAATTCGTGACTGGTTCCAATTGTTCTTACAACAACATCTTCCTTTTCTTTAACCTCTGGATCAACTATTGCCCATAAATAAGGCATCTGCATTTGAGTTTGTACGCAAAGTATTTCAGCCCCTTTAGGAAGCTGTAATGTTTGTACATCCTGAATGTATAAAGGATACTTGTAAATTGTTTCCATATTATTTTAGGTTTAAAGTGTAAATTGGAATTTTTTCAATTGGGTTCATTTTATCTTTGAATTTTTCCAAGGAGGCTAAACCCAAGCAACCCCCATCATTCACTAATACATTTGAATACCACCATTGCTGGTAGAATTTAAACCGGGCAAATTCACTGATATATGGCACAGTTTCATCACACATACAGACACGATAATTGATGTACATGTAATTACTATCCCAAGCATTTATCGCAGCTAATTTACCATCCAAATACAGGAATTTCCTGCCTATATGTTCATTGTTAGATAAGAAAGCGAAATCAGCTAAAAACAAACCATCTTCAACAGTTTCTTCCTTTCTTTCCAACCAGTTTCCTATAAACATAGGGACTTCTGATTCATCTAAAGGTTCAGATAAATATTGAACCTCAGGATCATTTTTCAATACCTTCCGGCAATTCTTTCTAAAGGTTTCCCATTTACCTCCAACCATAGATTGGAAAGCTTTTGGATCAAAGATATATTGATAATCCAGAAACTCTTGTTTTCCTGCCATTAATTTATAACCTTCATTATTTACTGGAAAACAAGCCCATATATCCGTAATATTTGGAAACCAAAGGGATTCTTTGCCGTATAGGGGTAACGGAGGAAGTAAACAACCATCCTCAGTGGCAATCCAAATCCAAAAATCATTTTTAACTCCTTCCACATCCATTAATATCAGATAAGCTTCAGACATGAAGAAGTTGGGTTGTATTCTTAATTGTTCAGCCCTTTTCAGATACTCCCTAATCAAACAAAGGTTTTGCTGTTTCATCTTTAACGGGTTTTTTCGTTCCATTACATTTGGTACCATTCCCGGCTTTAATTTGGGCAATCAATTTCCTTGAAATTCCACCACTTTTCCTGCTTTTTCCACCCATGATTATTTACGTTTTAACATTGGTTTAGCTTTCTTTGATTCTGAACGTTTTACTTCCTTGATTTTAATGATCTCATCATACAAACAGGAAGCAATTATGCCTACCATATCCCTTTTACTTTCAATAGACTTCACAACAATAAAGTTGTTTTCATCCATAGAACCGGGGAAAGAGAATTTCAATTGGTTCTGAAAAGTAAACAGTGCTTGGAAGTCACTGGTCTTGATACCGATTGGGCCAAAGTCAGATTCAAGTTCATCTTTGAAAAAGCCGTCTGACTTCTTTTCCACCTCAATCACTCCCCCACTGTAAATGTTCCTTTGGGTCAATTTAACACCTTTTCCAGTTATACCTGTAAATTCTATGTGAGACAGGCTATCATCCATTAATTCCAATATGTCTTTGGATAAAGTGGCTGTAAGGGTTTCCTCAGATAACTCCATATAACCTTCAAACAAATCTTTTACCTCTTCCGGGGTCAGGTCTGTTGTTCCGCAGGTCTTTTTCTTGATGTATCCCTTGTTACCAGAATAAAAGATCACCCTGCCATCTTTCTGCTCAAACTCATTACTGTCATAATCATTTGCCTTGAAGCTGATAGGGCTATCAAAACTTGCTTCTGACCTTCTTAACCGAAAGCGCAGCAAAACAGTATGATCATAATTCATTATGAACACTTCACTGCCGATTGCGTAAATGGTATTTTTAAGACCTCCATTTTGGTCCAAGGCTACTGCATTCGCAAATATGCCTTCAACTAAATCTGAAATTTTTGTTGTCATATAATTGAATTTAATAAGTCCATACGATAATCCCCCACTGTTGTATCAATAGCCCACACAAGGCCATCTTCATTCCTTCCTACTGGAACCAAGCCCACAGCCCATTTATGGCTGTATGCAAAATTCCCTTCCAAGTTCCACAAGTGTTTTACATCCATTCGTATCTCTTCAGTCAGGAAGCCCCCATGATCTTCAACCCAGCTTTCATAATCACTCCAAGTGGTGAAAAGCTTTCCCCGGTCTTTAATGAAACGGGCTGCCATAACAGTACTGCCATAATTGAAGCCTCCCTCAAACCAATCCCCAACCTCACAACAAATAGCATCATCATTGGTGTGTACATTACCCATATCAAAGGTACTACAACTGAATCCTTTAGCCCGGAACAATTCCATGAATTTACCCAACAATAGGCTTCCCAGTGGTTGACTATCACACCCGGCTGTAAACAAACGGTCATAATCAAATCCTTTGTTTATGAAACTTTGACGGATACCCTGATTTTGGGCAGTATAGGAATAAGTATCAAAAGTGATATTTCTTACACCTGCATCCCAAACTTCTTCAATATATCGTTCTGTATCCTCCTTCTCATCATTCAGCAGGAAAAGATAAGGTTCAATGCGGGCAACAACCCTGATCCCGGCTTTACTCAGAACTTTTAAAGCTTTCAATCTTTCAGCATAAGGAGGAGCACCGGGCTCAAGCTTACTTAATATTTCATCATTGTTACTGATCAGGGTGATATGAATAGCTGCTTTGGCTTTATTTCCAGCCAATGCTTCCAAGTACTTTCCTTCACTGGGCAATCCTGATTTGCTATTAATCATCACCGGGTACTCTATTTTTTTCAAGTATTGTAACATTTCCAGTGATACCTTTTCTTTGCCCTCATCTTTCAGGAAATCCTCAAACCGGATACCCAAACGCAAAGGCATATCATATGCATAAGCTTTATTGATTCCAGATAGTTTTTTCTTTTCAGCTTCACCCATTCCCCGGTACTTATCCATTTTATCCATTTCCTGTTTGTAGTAGGTTGGATTGCAGTGGCGAAATCCCATCGTTTTACTATTATCGAAGAATGCGGTGTATAGAGAAGCCCGGAAAGCATTTGCAAAGCAATTATGGACAACAATTCCATTCGCTACATAGGTGTTGTTTGGAGTTACTTCCATGTTGTAAACCTGTTTCCTGCCTTTATTGTTATTCTCTTTCCAAATCTTGATAATACGTTTTGATTTTAAGCCTCCGTTGAAAAAAGGACACACCCATGATTTCACATAAGATTTTAACATTTTAGTAACCCAAATTACTTTGTAGCCTAATGAATTGTAAATCCTTTCTTTTTCATTCATTTCATTCCTTGGCTGGGAAGTAAAATTGAGATTCAATTCAAGAATGATTTTCAAATCCTCATTAATAAAATCAGGACAAAGCCCCCCAATCATTACTTTTCCATCCCCCACGTACTGTAAAGGAATACCCCATTCAGCAAACCAATAAATTAAATGTTTTTCATGATTGGTAGGTAAATGATTGAAATTACTCATGACGTCAATTTCTCCTGTTGCTATTTTAACTTTCCTTACATTACCCATTTTAGTAGCAATTTTTTGATCTTTCATTGGATTATTTGAATTCATTCTCTTTCGGGCATCCTTTCGTACATTTCCAACGTTCTTACCCATTAAAGCATCGTGTTGGTGTTCTCTGTGTTCTTTACTTGTTAATTCTGAATCAGGGTAAAGTTTCAAATACACTTCCCGGTTAAGATTATGCCGTTTCAAATGAGTATTAGTTATACAGACAAACTTTTTACCACAATAGTTACAAGTTACCATATCAACACCTCATCTTTCTCTGTTAACCCTTTTGCTTCAATCCACCCTCTTTGTGTATATATCGGATGTTCTGGTGTCATTTTTAGCACTTTCCCATCCTCTGTTTCTATACAGATCAATTCTTTATTATAATGTCGTTTCATTGGCTGAGTTACAACAGCGGGTTCAAGTTGTTTTGTTGTCTCATTAAAAGATATTACCCTATCCCCAACCAATATTCTTTCAATCACTTTCTCCGTACCGTCAACCATCATGATTTTAGTATCGGAAGGAAAGCAATAAATGCAGGCAAAAGGACAATTATGAACCAGCATCCCTTCAGCAAAGAAGTTTGGATTATCTTGTACGGTTACATCGTACACCTCTGTTGGCTCCTCATCCAAATAATAATAAGTATCCACAGGAACGCCAATAATTCCTTTTATCCCTTCTTCATATGTATAAATGGTATCATAAATATCCACATAAGCAGCTTCAATCCATCCCCGTTGGGTAAAAATATTGTGATCAGGGGTCAATCTCAATAAACCCAAAGAAGTCCCCATTTCAATAATATCTTCTTTTATTGATTTGGTTGTTTTTAAAACCTCCTTCCATTCCGTTTCTTTTGTAGCTTCATTATACGACAAAACAATATCTCCAACAATAACTTCTTCAATTGGAATTTTTCCTTTATTTGTTGTTATTCGTTGCCCTTTAGCAATACAAACAAGCCCATCCCACACATCCATGTTAAAAGGCATAGGACAGGCAGCAGCCCGGATGGATATTTCAAGGAAGCTGTTAATTTCCTCTGTATTCAATAACCTTTCCTGTTTACGCCATTCATTGTGACGGAGATTGAATTGACTATAATTCTTTTTCCTGCCCTTTTCCTGCACAGCATGTGCTTTACGTCTGGAGGATACCAGTTGAGTGATGCGGGGTACAACCCGGGCAATCAGCTTCCTTAGTGCCCAATAATCTAAATCTTCATATTTCAAATCCATAATCCTAAAAGTTTATATATACAAATTTTTATAATAATTAGAAAGTTTCAGTACATCATCAGCATCTAACTTTAAATCATTACTTTTAATATTTTGCTTTAAATGTTCAATATTATTTGTTGCCGGAATAGGAACCACCCCGTGGAAAGATAATATCCAGCTGAGTGCAATTTGGGATTCTGTTGCTGAATATTTTTTAGCTATCTTTTTCAAAAATGGTGTCTGAAGCTTTTTAAAATCCTGCCCCAATGGGCTGTATGCTAAAATTAATATCCCACGTTCTTGACAATATGGAATTATAGTGTTTGTAGCTCTTTGATTTAATAAACTAAAGGAAATCTGAATTGATGTTAATGGTGTTCCATTATATTCAGTTAAAATCCTTTGGGATTGTTCAATCATATCAATTGAACAGTTACCAAGGCCAAGCCCTTTTATTTTACCTAAGCATTGTAAATTTGACAATATTTTTATAGCTGAGTCACTAAACTTGTCATGTGGGAAATGAAGCTGTTCAAATGGGATTGCATGAAGTTTTTGCACACTTCTTTTTACAGCCTCAGGTAAAGCTTTTGGGCTCATATGATCCCTTCTGACTTTGGTATAAATTGATGGTGGATTTTCTTGCCCGGATAAAATACCCCCCAATATAGTTTCCACCTTTCCATATCCATATCCCTCAGCAGTATCTATAAGGGAAACACCACATGTTATAGCTGTTTCAATTAACTTACTGTCATACTTCCACCCAAATGTACCAAATCCAACCTGACAGCGTGATATGGCTCTTTTTTTGAATTGAAAATTGTTTTCTTTTGTAAGTTCTTTTATTCTTTGAATAGAGTATTTTAACAAATCCTGTTTATGTGTTTTAAATACCTCTTCAAGTGTTGTATAACGATAATTCAAACCGAACATGGATCCATGTAAAGTATCAATACATATTTGATCAACTGAACCTAAATCACCACCAAGCTCTAAAAAATTCAGTTGATCAAGTACCTCTTCCCACTCAGGATTTATATTCATTAAAATAAAGGTTTTGGTTGTTTGAATTTGTTCTTTGTTATTTGGATGTTTCTAAAAGCGGGAATATGCTTGATTTTATCTTTTTTGTTTTCTTTGGTCACATCTTCAATAACAACAGTGGCAGCATTGGTAAATTTGCTTATTTGGGTGATTCTTTTTCCGGGGATATTGTGTTTGATAAATTCGTTAAGCAAATCATAATATTCAATTTCATTACTGCAGTTGTAACTTTTAAGATTTCCAAACTTAAAGCCAAAACAGGCACCATCAACTATTATTAAATACTTTGCAGCAGCAGCCCATCTTTGTAACACATCCACCCATTCTTTTTCGGCTTTCTTTAAAGTAAAAAAGTCAAAATCAATCATAGCTAAATCACACGTTGGTGGTGACCACTCCTTAATGCTATTGCTTGTTATTTTGTCCTTTGGGAAGTTTCTTTTGAGTGTATCCAGACAATGTTTTTCGGCTTCATTCAAATGGATTTTACAATCAGGCCAAATATTTCTGAAACAAGCTCCCCACCATCCTGCTCTTGAAATACCATCAACTATAAATGGGGGTTTTTTAAAAGTAATATTTTGACATACAGCAAATAATGTGTAACAAGTTTCCACCATATCCCTCCAGCCTACAACCTGATTTGGTGAACCTTTATCAACACTTTCTTCTTCACTGGTGGTATGCAGTTCTGTGGTTCCTATTGTGTAAATCATATATCTGCATTTTTAAAGGTGTAAAAATCTTTTGACTCTTTTTTATAGACTATTGTTTCAGCCATTTTAAAATCTATATCAGTTCCTACCCCCTCCCAAGTATTTTTCAAAACATCTTCCGGGGCTTCCCCTTTTATAAGCTCATTGCGCCAAGCATGTGTGTTAAAAGTAAAGGCATTCGGAACGGATATACCACAACATGTATTTGTGGTACTTGTGTGGCATTTTGGGACATTTACGAAATCTGGACAGCCAAGCTCTATACCTTCCTGTTCAGCTATCATACAAAGTCTTTTCTGGATAGGTTTCCACCTATCATCCTGATTCATTTCCCATATCCGTTCAATATCAAAACCTGCAGCATGCATACGTTTCATGGTGTATTCATTGATGTGCAGGTTGTATATATTGTAGGACAACAAACCATAGCTTTTAATCAGCTTTAAGGTGTCCCGAAATTGTTCTGTGGTATGATAACCGGGTATAAAAGGCTCACCACGGACACCCACATTCATACCACTATGTTTCCATTTTCTTGCAATTCTTAACCTATCTTCAACCGGTGTTGTTCTATTGAATTCAAACAATTCCCTGTCAGATTCTCCTCCTGCTGTAATCTCAACTAAAATATTTGCATTCTTATTATTCAAAAACAGGGGAGTATCCACAACCATGTTTTCCTGATATTTAGAACAGATCACATAAGGCCAATCAAGTTCATTTAAAATCTCAACCAATTGGTGTGTTATATGCTTTTCCTTTTCAATAGGCTGATATGAATCTGCCTTCCTACCAATAAAAAAAGCTTTCTTTTTAAATAAAGCTTTGGCTGTTGGTGTTGTATTTTCTTTCTTTAATGCATTGGTAAGGATTCTATGAACATTGTCAGGGTTTGTAAATTTTTGTTCATTCCCCCATATCTGATTCAACCTCCTACCCATACAATGAAGGCAATCTGCCTCACATGTCCAGTAAGATTCTAATGTTAAAGGCAAAGGGCACGTCATATGCGTGCCCCTTATCTTTATTGGATTTTTGTATTCCCCCATTACTTGGCCATAAAAACGTTCTCACCATCAACTTTAATCAGGTTGAATTCAACCAGTACTGGCATAATCACTTTGAAGGTATGTAGTGATTGTTTTACGTTATCCTTTCCAGCACCACCTTCTTTGATGTACAATTTGTTGGATGCTTCAGCAACAGCTTTTATTGTCATCCCTTTTGCACCGATTGTTTTTACAGCATCACAAATACAAACAATTCTTGATTTGCCTTCACGTGCTGGAAATCCTTTGGCTTTCTTTTCCCCTTCTGGCTTGGCATCTTTCTTTGCATTGGCTTTAGGTGCTGGTTTTGGTTTTTCAGGAGTTTTTGCAGGGGCTTGTTCTTCCTCTTCTTCCTCAGGGGCAACGATAGCCAACATGGTAGCTTTCAATTCAGAAACTTTTGTCATTGCGTTCAGTTTCTTTGCAGCTTTTTTGAAAGCATCGTTTGCTTTGATGATAACCTGAAGTTCAGATACCTTTTTACAGGCAGTGATTTCATCAGCCAAATCTGCACCATCTTCTTCCTCCTCTTCTTCAGCCGGGGCTTCAGCGGACAGTTCATCAACAACTTCCTGAGTTTCTTCACTGATTTCGTCACCATCAGCAATCAGGGTGATAGCTTCCACCAACAACGGTTTCAACTCTTCGTCACTCAATGTGGTATCAATACTGGGATCAGTCAATCCAAGAACTTCGTTCAATTCTTCAGCAGCTTTCTGATAAGCTGTTTTTACTACTTTCTGGGCACTTGCTTTTTTAGCCATGATAATGAATTTTTAAATTTTTGAATAAATGAATAATAATTATTGTTGTTTTATCAACTTCTTTTCACCGGCAAAACCCGGACAGCCAAGCCTGAGAAGCTCCTGTTTCCGGGTGTCTGTTATGACTAAACACTACTAAAAATCATAACAGCATTTTAGTTTTGAACTGCTTGTTGCCTTTTGTGGCTCCTTTAACGGATTTCATTTCAGCAAGCCGGGTTCTAAAATTTTCAATATTTTCTTTTGCAGTATGGGTTTCAATGATCGGATACACGAAAATGAAGCGGGGGTTGATCGTTACTATACGAACCATCCAAGAGCTGCCTGGGGCAACAAAATGGGTGTATGTACGATCTATAAAGGCTATTTTGCCATTGATGCGGCAGGTTGGTTTCCCGTTACTGTTTTTAAGGAACTCCACGTTGAGTTCATCGGATACTTTGACTGGTATTAATTTTTCCATGATTTGTATAGTGTTTTATGATATTTGTTCAAATTCGATATTATTTTCAATAAGAACAGAATGAACTTCCTCTGTCATACTTTTACCTTTTATGAGAATAGTATTAGTTGATGTCCATTCTACTTTTAGGTTGGGATTATCTTCAATTACACGGTAAGCTTTTAAGGCATCCTGAACGCTAATTTCAAGCAATTTAAATTTTGTTTTCATTTTGTAGTGTTTTATTGATAGATTATCGTTTTGAAAGTTCAAGTAATTTTTGCATTTCATCTATGGTTAATTCAATTTTCAAAGAGGTATTTCGTATCATTTCATCATCAATACATTTCCATATTAAATCCCTTTCTTCTTTTGAAAATAAACTCATTTTTGTTTTACTGATTGAAATACATTTTCCTGAAAGTCTTGTAATATTCAAATAAGAACTTTCATGAGAGCGCATCCAATTTGAATTGTCGGAAATACATGTAAAAGTTTTCATTGTAGTAGTGTTTATAAGTTTAACAACACTACAAAGATAGGAAATGTTTTTTGATATCCTACTATTATGTTGAAAATATTTTTAATTTTTTTAATCTTTTTTTAAAGCCCCCAGAAGAACAAAACATTTCAGGCATCTAGGGGCTTAAATTGTATGTCCCTAAAGCGGTATAATTTAAAGTTCATTGCTATCAAGACCAAAGTGAATAACCTTCCTTTCATTAAACGGGGAACCAATAGCCCCGGAACAGTGATTGGAAGTAAAAATTCAAACACGTCTTTGATCACATGAACATCAGCGGTCAAAGGATAATGTAACATATTATTGATTTAATTATTTTCAAAATTAGAAAGTGTACTGGCATTATACTATTAGGTTTTGCAACCACTGAGATTTTTATTAATCCTCTTTCAACATCTTAAATATTTTTTGAAAACTTAATTTTGTGTTTTTGCTCCTTCAATTCCTACCAGTTTTTACAACCATCGTTTATTGAATATCAAAATTAAGTTTTATCTATTATACAAAAACTTTTTCAATTATTTGGTTCTTTTCAAGCATTTTTCAAAATAAAACACCCCATCCCATTCCTTTATTTGGATAAGTCCATAATCTTCAGCCACTTTAACAATATAAATTTTTTTGATCCTTTTATGGATAGTCTTCATTGTATGTCGGAAGGATTCAGGAAGTTCAGCCCGTTTATAATGATTACAGCTTCCACAGGAGGGCTTTAAATTGCTGATATGATCCAACGTTTCCGGTAGATTGTACTTTTCCTTTCTCCCCGGATTTATACACCACCATTCCAATCGTTTAGGAATAAAATGATCAACCTGCATATCTTTATAGGCCAAAGGCTTTCCACAATACGCACAACGTTGATGGTATTTATTCCAAACTTTTATTCTGGTGTTCTTATTCATTGTTTTTCGTATAGCTCCAATAACTTCCCAAGAATGGTCTGCCCCTCCTCAGGTTCTGTAAAATCGTTATGCAACGGTTGGTATCCCATTCCCCTTCCCTTAACATCAATTCATTGATCCTCATCAAGCCTATTTTCTTTTCCCTTCCTTTGGTATCCTGATTCAAGGCATAGAACCCTGTTACATGATCATACTTGCGTTTATCTTCAGAGAAGTTTTTCAGGCTTAATGTATTCCGTTCATAGCCATCGGCATCAGATTGAGTGGGGCTGATCAACAAACAATCCCTTTGCTGACTCATTTTTCTCAATCCCCTCCAAATATTGTTTTGTTTATGCCTGTAGTCTTTATTATCATCTTCAAGCAACTCAGCATAATCCACTAATATTTCATCAGGGTTGAAACCGTCTTTATCCCATTCATCCAGCACCCTGTCCATTTCCTTTATCGTCAGCGTTCCATTGGCATAAGAGGCCAACCGGAAGTCTTTGCGATGTCGCATAAAGAATTTGCGCCAGACCCTTTTTGCTTCATGAACTCCAAGAGGTTCTTCTCCTACATCCACAAATTTTATCCAAGGAGTGCCCCACGGGCTTTCTGCGTATTCCAAGCAATTGGTACATGGGGTATAATCTTTATTGGCTTCATAGGCTTCAATCAATTCCTGTTGGGTGATATCCTCCCGGACAGCTTTTTCAGTCCATCCCTCAAACACCCCATAAGCACATTCACGGATATCCTTGTCACAAGTTCCGGTTTGATGCTTAACACAATCCCGGACAGGTTCCCACATTCTACCACAGTATTTGGCTTTATCTGATTTCTTGGTAAGGTGTATGGCTATACGTTTCATTTGTTGGGCTTCTGTCATGTCCCCGGCTTGAAACATGGCAACTTTCTTTCCCTGCCTCACAGCCCTCATAGCAAATTCCAATAATAGAAAAGTTTTACCCCTCTTGGAGGGTGCAAGGAAAGCCACGAAAGCTCCCCTTACCATCTGATCATTCCAGAAAGCTCCCAGTTGTTTTGGAAACCTTACAACAGGCTCAGCAGAATCCTCAAAAGCTTTTTCCAACCGTATTAAAGCCTCATGAGTGGCTAAATCCAGATCAGGTTTTCTTTCCTCCTCTAATGATAGTTGTTTATAATTCTTGGATAATTGGATAGCTTCATCATCTCTACCTTTGTCCAATAATACCTGAACAGTTTCACTTTGTAGTTGTAGCTTTCGTTTATTTAAATGATCAACGGTGATTTGAAGTAGATAAGAAATATCATCATTGGAGTTTATGAATTGTTCACTTAGCCCGGGCAATATCGTGGTTTCAATTTCTTCAGCGGTATCCTCATCCAATCCATTTTTAAGTTTATCAAACAATATGCCTTCAATGTTCTTTCCCGGAGCTTTTCCATATCGGTCAAAATAAGACCAGCACCATGCTGCCATACGTTTAGCTGCCGCACTTTCAATCAGGGAACTATCCCAAACAGGCTTGATCCTTCTCAGGTATTCTGAAGAGGTTATCAGCCCAATAATGATTTTACGTTCCATCAATTACCAGTTTTCCAATTCTTTTTCTCCACCACTTTACACATCCGCTGGATACGGCTTGTGATTCTATCATCCTCAAACTGATTTGAAAGTTCTGTCAAAGTTAGGTTGGAAGTTATTATGGTTGTTTTCATATCTTCATAACGTGAATTTATAATCAAATATAAAATATCAAGCATCCAATCAGAAGGTTTTTTTACCCCGATATCATCCAGCACTAAAAAATGACAATCTTTATATTTATCAATTATTGCACATTCATCCATACCTTCATAATCTTTTTTGAAAGTTTTTTTGAGTTCATGAAATAAGATAGGAACTGAAAGAAATAAACAATCTTTTTTATCAACGTTCAAATTTAAATATAGGTTTTTTTCTTCTTGTAAAAGCATAAATATAGAGGTAATTGTTTTTCCATATTCTGACTTTCCATAAATGAAGGTGCTTTTGATTTCTTTTATTTTTGCAATATCCTCCGGGAAAGGTATTGTTTGTAAATCTTGTTGAATCCTTTCTGATAGATTTTTCAATTTCATAGGCATTACAAACTTTTGCCAACGTTCAATGGTTCTCATACTATTTTCCATAAATCATTTGTTTTAAAAGTGTTTAATGG